CTATTGGTATAATCATATGTTAAATTAGCATCACCGCCCAATACACCATTACGATTAAATTGTATATTGGTATTACTACCCCCAGGATTACTACTAAAAGGCAATCCATTTGCGTAATAATAATAGTTTGCGTAAAACTTGTTTGCGCTGACATTTCCACTAAGTGCTACAACGTTTGTGACAACATTGCCATTTGCGGCTATAACTGGTACCGGCGGTATGCCTATTGTTAAGCCACCTACCGCATTAAATGGATCTGAAATCATGAAAAATCCTTGTTATTTTGTATTTATTATTTTTTTGGGAAAATATTTTGAGAAAAAAGAATAAAGAAAATCTTTTTTATTAAATAAAAATATGCTCACTGAACAGCCACATAGACCATTTTGTCAACATTGTAAGACTACATTAGCCAAGTTTAATGGTCTTAGTAAGCATGGATTTAAAAAGTGGCACAAGTATTGTACTGAATGTAGTAAGATGTTATATAGTGAAAATTACAAACACTTGCGTCATAAACGCAATCGTTGTGATGTTTGTGGATTTGTTGCTGTTGATAGTATACAATTAGATTTAGTTTATAAAGATAACAATATCAACAATAAATCTATTTCAAATTTAGTGACATTGTGTGCCAATTGTAATAGATTGCGTAAAAAACAGTTAAAACAAAAAACTATATTAGATGTTACGGTAGATGCCGATACTACAATTGGTTAGATTAAATCAAATAATATTATTTCACAATCTACTGAATTAGTTATAGTAATATTACTTTCATTTTCAAAACTTAATCCATCACCTTCAATAACATCAATACCATTTATGTTTGCTGAGTTACTTACTACATATAGATAATAATGTCTATCAGTATTGATATCAAAGTTATAATCAACTGTAAAGATACCTGCAAGTAACCGTGCGTCTTGTTTGATTGGTAACTTTTCTGTGATGTTACAAAACTTGTTTAATTTATCTTCTCTAGTAAACTGATGCCAGTCATGTCTAGGTTCTGTATCAAATTCGTTAGGTCTTATCCATAGTTGTAAATAACGATTTGGTATATTACTTGTATTACCCTCAGTATGATATATGCCTTTACCTGCGCTCATACGCTGTACTGCGCCAGCTGGCACTTCAACATCATTTCCTAAACTGTCTACATGATGACTACTACCTTCAACTACATAGCCAAAAATTTCCATGTTCTTATGTTCATGCCAAGGCACTTGCCAAGCATACTGCACACGGTCGTCATTGATTGTTTGAAGGTCGCTGAAATTCATATAGCGACTATCATAGTAACTAGGAAAACTAAAAGTCCTTCTAGTATCTATAAAAGGCGCTACTATGTGTCCTCTAGTACTAGCAGGTCGGTATGTGATCATGTACCTATAACTGTTAGCATATTCATTGCATTTGTATATGCTTGGCTAGTTTGATTATTTTTTATTGCCGTTATAATACTAGGCATGTATGTATTGTAGTAAGTTACCCATTGCGACTGAGTAGTACTTGTTAATCTAGCCATAGCAGTGGCACTTTGGCTGTAATAATTAGATAATTGATCAGGTGATAGTTTACTATAAAAACTTTGTAGTGTTGGTTGATTTGGAGTATGGTTCTGTAATGACTTTGCCGCAGCCACACACATATTATAAATCACACAATTTGTACTGTTGCTAGTGGTTGTCATTTTATTTTCCTTTTGCCTTATATTTTGTATCTTTAGTAAATAGTCCTGTAATAGTCATAGCACCAATCCACATTGCACTATTAGGCAAACTTAATAAATTATATTTTTTACCACGTAGCATTTTTGTTCCATTTTCAAATGTCCACTTCATATATTTGCCTAACAATGATTTAGGCTTTCTAACATGAGGAACCATAAATTTTGGAGCAATGATGTCGTAGCCGCGATGTAATGCTCTACCGATATAGTGTTTATCAAGTCTTGCGGCACCCCATGTATGCATGGCGTGATATTCTCTTTTACTCCATAAACCTTCATTGGTTAATGCGTTTGCTACTACGCAACATGTTAAGTTTACTACAACAGTACTAGTATTACTTGTGCCGGATCCATTAGTAGCATTATACGTTATATATGTTGTTCCTGCAGTTCCTGTATTTGGAGCAGTATATAAAAACTGTAATCCTACTACACTAGCAGTTCCTTGACTAGGACCTGATACAATATTTAATGAAGTATAACCTCCTGTAATGTATGGACTAGGATCATAGTTAAATGAACCACCTCTAGCAGCCACTGTTTCACTAAAATCTGATGTTACGGGCGCGCCACTAATAGGTGAGCCAATACTAATACCTCCACCTACATTAATTCCACCTTCTACTACTATTCCTGCTACTGACATAATTATTCCTTATAAACCGAATCTTGCTCTGTTTGCGTTCCAACTGATTGCTACATCATTAACATTGAATCCACCATTGTAGATATTTACGATTGCTAGTTTGCCGCCCCAATATTGTGTAGTATCCCATCTACGCATTAATCGTATACCGCCTTGACTTGACATTGCGGCGCCAGTTGCTGGAGTTTGTCCTACTAGTGTATTATTAACATATAAACTGTTGTTGACTCCATCATATGTACCTATAATTTGATACCATTGATTTGCTGTTAGAACATAACCTTGAGGTGTTGCGTTAAATGTACCACCGTTCCACCAACCTGCTTGTAGATTAGGGCTACTATCAGTTTCGTTTCCTATTGCGTAATTGATTTGCCCGGTTACACCAGGATATACTTCTGTAACAATACAAGGACTATTGGCACTATTAGTGCCGGCATAATAATGCCATGCTTCAACAGTCCATGTATTTAAGTCAGACAAACTTGATGTACATTCAGCGTATTGACTTGATGCTGGATCAAATACAAAACTACCACCGCCATCAGTACTATGTGTTACACCGCCATATAATGTAAATGAACGACTAGAAATACTGTCTATCCAAGGTCCAGTAGTATAACCTGCTGCGTCTAATGATAACATTAATGTTGGGGGAGTTGCTTCAAAGATAACGCCGCCACCTGAGATTGTTATTCCACCCTGTATTTGTATTCCAATTGCTGACATAATATTATCCCTATTTTAATATTTATCTGATATAGGAGGGTAGGGAGGCATTGTTCCGCGATTCTTTTGTGATTTTCTTAAACCAAAAACACTTATAATTTTGTTACGAAAAAAAGAAAGGGAACCGAAGTTCCCTTTCTCTGTTCTAAACGAACACCTAAATAAGAATGATTCTTATTGAAAGGTGAGGTTCTGGACCGCAATTTCACCAACGTAGTCTGCTGCGTTACCAAACGAACTTGCAGTATTCGTCAATTCTATGTAGCCATAACGTGTCATGAACGATACGACTGGTTCGAATGTTGATGGATCAAGTACAACACCACTGCTCATTAATGGAATATATGGGCAATAGAATGCTGCTGCGTCTGTTTCGCTTGAACCTTTATAACCAACTAATACAGGTTGTGTATCAGGGCTATAGCTGTTTACGAATACGCGCATTGCACCGTTCAATGTACCAACGAATTTTGTATTTGTTGGGGCTTCGAATGTGCCTTCTGTTGTACGAGCAAATGCAGAAGTTGTTGCTGATTGAAGTACTGTCAATGAAGCAGGACTTACAACACACCAGTTACCAGCACCACGACGTGTACGTTGTGCGATCAAGTTAGCAACACGGTTGATAAGAACAGCTAAAGCAGCGTGTTCGTCACCAACGTATGTAGCAGTACCTGATACTGTTGCTTGGTTATATGTATACTCAGTAGCAGCTAATGTGCTTAAGCTGAGTAAGATTTCCTGGTCGATTTCAGCAGTAATTTCTTGAGCAAGTGCGGCCATAATTTCTGCTTCAACGTCAATGCCGTGTTGGCTTTGTGCGTCTTGTGCAGCTTCAAATGTCCAACGTGCTTGTAACTTACGTGATTTAGCTTCAACAGCTTGACGTAAGATTTGTACGCTGATTTGTTTACCACCATCGCCTTCTAATGTTGCTGTATCAGCACCAGTGTAGTAGTTTGATGATGTTGCGGCTTGTGGCACACGTGAGTATGCTTGAGCGATTACGAATGGGCTAAGAGCTTCTTGGCCTGCTTGTACGCTTGTTTGTGCTGCTGAGTTATCAGTTAAGCTTTGAGCGTAACGTACACGCAATGTATGAATCTGACCTACTGGGCCAGTCATTGGCTGAACGCCAACCAATTCGTTTGCAATAACTGTTGGCATTACACGACGGATAACTGGAAGAATCACACGGTTTAATGTTGCGATATTACCAGCTGTTGTGGTGCCTGCTGAACTTTCAGCAAGTAATTGCTTTTTGGTGTTTTCTAAAATAACACCCATTGTTGAGCGACGGTTGCCTTTTAAGCCTTCTAACAGGGCTTCTTTGGTTTCGTCCCAACGGCTTTCTAAAAGTACTTTTGACATTTTCTATTTCTCCTAAACTATGTCTAATTAAAGCCCTGCCAGGCGTCTGATATCAATGACATTATCTCTGTCACTCATATCTTCTTCTATTATTTTGGCAGTTTTATTACCAGTTACTTCAGTTACACTCTCAGTAATAACAGCTTTTTTAACTGCTGGTTTTTCTGAGCCTGTATTCAAAACGGCTGGTAAATATTTGTCGAAAGCGGCCTGCAATTTTGTTGTTTGGACACTTTCAAGTAAAGAACTCATGACAGTAGCCTTCTCTTTGTTTAAAGTACCGAGCAATTTGCTCATTACTTCATTACGTTGAGTTGACTCTTTAATCATGCGAACTTCACGATCCTTACTTTCTACTAACTTTGTTGTTTCTTCAACTTGTTTTGTAGCTTCAGCTAATTGTTGTTCTTTTTGTTTGATAACCGAAAGAAGTTTGCGTGTTTCTGCGTTCTTATCAAGATAAGTTACGCTGTATTCACTAGCAAAGGCTTCGAACAATTTACGTCCAAAATTATTTTCTTTAGCTGACTTGATATCTTCTCTAAGTTGTGATATTTCACCCTTAAGATGACTTGTGACTGCTGAACTAAGTCTTGCTGCGCTTTCAGAAACAAATTTGTTCTTAAGTGCTTCAAGTTGTTTACGTCCTTCAGCAACCAACTTAACTTTAGCTTCAACAACTGCTTGTTTGTCTTGATAAAATTCTTTAATTTCTTTAGCAAGAGCATGTACAACAAATTGTTCTAACTTCTTGTTATTTTCCATAGCAAGTTGACGATCTTTGCGTAATTCTTTGATTTCATTGGCTAAATTTTGAACCATAAAATCATTAAATTTACTAGCATTTTCTGTCATCTTGATACGTAATTTAACGCGATCTTCGTTAATTGCTTTTTTCTCCTCGTGAAATTCTGCAATTTCAGTTTGGAGACTTTCAGTTATCATCTTGTCTAGGGCTTCAACCATAACAATTCTATCGTGTTCATAGCGTTGTGCGAATTCTTCGCGCAATTCTTTTTGAACAGTCTCGCGTGCTTCAATCAATTTTGATTCCCAGACTTTGTTTAATTCTTGTCCGACATCTTCGTTGATTAATCCACTATCGAGTAATGGTTTGATAGCGTCTAGCATTTCTAGTTCCTCTATTTTATTTTTAATTCCTTGATAAGACGAGTTACCTCTTCTTTCAAGAATTTCTCTACTTTTTTGTCGCCTCTAACTTCTTTTGCAATTTCCAAAACTTTATGACCATGCTTCATATTCATGAGGCCTTCATAAATTGCTTTTGGATACGCATTAGGTGCGCTAGGTTGTGCGACAATATCAACTGTGATTATTTCAAAATCACTTACTTTGCCGTCTCTGTCGTCTACATTACCTGATCCACGACTAGAAACGCCGAGTTTAACTCCACTCTCCAACATGGTAGTTACTAACTGCCCCATTGGAGTTGGAAGAATCTTTAGTTTACCGAAACCGTTTGGGCCGTCCATCCACATATTGGTAATCATATGACTTACACGATCTAAATTAATTTTTAAATCATCTGGATGATCTACTTCGCCTAAAACTGAATGACCTGATGTAATTTGCTCATTAAGAGTTTTAACGGCACGTTCTATTTCAGTAACGGGGTAAACACGTTCGTTAGCGTTTTTTACCCCACCCTGAATAAAAATCCCTTTCATGTAGAGATTTTTACCGTTGTTTTCCTGAACACTTTCAAGCTGCATTTCTGCGCGATCAAATGTCAGTTGTTCTTTGAGATACAAAGCCATTGTTCTCAGG